CGTTGATCTGCGTTGCCTCAGCGGTGAATGCCAGTGCGCCATCGGTCCCGTACTTGAATGGCTCATCCTTGACCGTGCAGGTAACTGAAACGCCGGTGCCGTTGTAGACCTGCCAGCGATAGTGTTCGCCCAATGCGCTCATTGAATGCCTTTCAGTGCAGCAGATACTGCGGTGTGTTCGATGGGGTCTGGGCGCACGGCCAGGGCCTTGAGCTTGTCGGCCATTGCCTGCGTCATCAGCGTGCCGACCATCGACTGCAGCGAGCTGCGGACGTACTCGTTGCCGACGTCAAAGCCGACCCGACCCAGGCTGCGCAGTGCCTGCCGCGCATTGGCGACAGCGGTGCGCTGCTCAAGCGGCGACTCAAGCGACACAGGCTGCACCGCGATCAACTCAAGGTTCAGCATCAGCAGCGGACCATCCGGGCCGCCGAGCGCCGTGCACAGGGCTCCATCACCGATCTCGTGCTTGACGATCTTGGTGCGGCCCTGGCTGATGATCCTGGCCACGCCTTCGTGGTCGCCGAGGAATAGGCAGTTGTCGACTGCCGAGGCCTGCTCTGGCGACAGCGGGCTGCCGCGAAGCGCTTCAAGCGCTGCTTTCTGTGCGGGTGTCATGCGTTTCCGTTCTGCAGGGTGATGACAGATGCCGGCACCGTGAAGCTGGCGCCGGAGGATGAGATGTCGCTGCCGAAGTCGTTGACTGCGACCAGCTCGTCGGCGGTGGCCGCACCGCCGCGCCGCTTGTAGTAGACGGCCTTGCGTGCGGTGAGCGTGCTGTTGGCCAGGACGAGCTGTCCAAGCGTTAGCGTCACGCGGTTGTTGGTCAGATCCTTGGCGACCGTCACGGAGACGACTGCGCCGCCAGCGGTGTAGCCGGTGCCGGTGATCTCGTTGGTGACGTCGGAGCGCTTGAGCTGCGTGTCGCTGTTCTCCGTGTATGCCGACGTCGTCAGCATGCAGAAGAACGTGTCCGTGTCGCAGTCGATGCTGCCCTGCGCGACGTCGTGGATGAACGAGTTGAAGAGGATGGTTGCCATGATCAGCCCTTCAGCTTTTCGTTGATGAGCGCCTTGATCTCGGCGCGACGCGCGCGGATCTGGTCGATGGCCACGCCGAGCTGGATCTGCTTGTCGACCAGCTCGTCGATGGTGTGTTCGTTCAGCGGCCGCTCTGCGGGTGCAGTGGTCTTGCGGGACCAGGGCCAAAAGCGTGATGCCATGTTGGTGTCCTTGTTGGTTGTCAGAAGCCGGCCAGCTCGTCCATGACGCCCCAGGCGGCCTGCTTGGCGCGCTTAGGCTTACGGACCTCGGCCGGGTAGGCGAACGTCAGCGCGAGGCTGTCGGCCATGTCGGGTGATGCGATGCCGCGCTTCTTGGCTTCCTTCTTGCTCTCGATCAGCAGCTCCTGGCCGCTGAAGCTGTAGCGCAAGCTAGTGAGCTGGCTGCCCAGGCTCGATGCCTTTGGGATGCTCACGCGGGTCTTGAGCCAGTCGCGCATTGCGCGCCACATGCGGGCACGCAGGTTGTAGTTCTGGCCATCGTCCAGACGCAGGCTTGAGTTGACGTCGACCACCAGATGGCCATAGACCTCGTTGCGGCGCAGGATGTCGGCCACGCCGGCACCCAGGCCGATCGTGTCCACGGCAATCTGTGCCGGCATCTCGGGCAGCCCCTTGATCCACTCGACCGCGCGGCCAGCGACGTCGACCACATCGCAGTGGCCGAACTCCTCCTGGCGATAGACCACCCGACCTTGGCGTGCGGTGAAGCAGCACTTGTCGTCGCCGAAGCGCGCGACGTCGATGCCGACCATGAGCGGGCCGATCGCCTCGATGTCGCCTGGGCCGAGCGCCTGCGCCTGGGTGACGGACTCGCCTGGAATCCAGCTGTCGGTGGTCGATGCGTTGTAGTCGCGGTCCACCTCGGCCGCCACGACTACCTTTTCGAACTTGGCTTTCTGGGCCTCGTACCACGCAGCGTCCTTGCGCGGGTCATCGCGCCAGTCGAAGACGAAGACGCTGACCTTTCCGCTGTGCCGCTTGGTGTGGAAGACGTTGCCGGTGCCGTTCACCGTGCTGGCCCAGATCACGCAGTTGGTGGTCTGGCTCAGTGCCGCGTCGACGCCCTGCGCCCCGTCAAGGAATGCAGCCTCGTCGACCAGATACATGCCTGTCCGGTTGCCTCGGCCGATGTTGCCGCCAGCCTCGCCGATGCAGCTCGCCCCGTTCTCGGGGTTGGCTGTCGTCATGCGCGTGTTGTGGACGTTAGGCCTGAAGCCCTTCGGTCGCAGCTCGACAGGCAGCGTGCTGATAAAGCTGCGCAGCTTCCAGAAGAGGGACTTCGGGTCGGCCTCCCCGTTGTCCACATAGCTTTCTTTGCGTGATCCGATGCCGAACACGAAGCCGGGCTTGAACAGCCACAGCCACGCGGCCAGCGCCACGAAGACCCAGCTGATGCCCATGTCGCGGGACTTCTCTATCAGCCCGTGCTCACGATTGCGCCAGCAGCCAAGCGCCCACTCGACGCACTCGGCCTGCCGCTCAAACAGGATGAACGGCACGACTGCGGGCAGGTTGCGCTCGATCAGGCGCGGGTCAAAGGTGACGCCCCAGTCGCAGATGAAGTCGATCGGGCTGTCGGCGTAGAACTCCTTCAGCGCCTTGCTGTCCACCTCGCCGCTGCGGATGCGCTTGAGGTAGTCCAGGCGCTGCTGCCAGACCCGGTCGTAGTCGGGCTTCTTGTGGTCGAACCACTGCCACCGCTCCGGGATCAGGCTGCGCTTGGATTGGCCAGCGCGCTGCTCGAACGGGTTGCCGCTCATCCCAGCATCGCCTTCAGGGCCTCTGCAGGCGTCTGCCCAGGCACCGCATGGTCTGTAGAAGGCGTGACCACGCCGTCGTCAGCGTCGCCACCTCGACCCTTGTCGCCATATTCCTTGGGCGCCAGATGCCCGGCCAGCTTCAGCCGGATCGTGCCCGACCAGCGGTAGTCGCCAACCCGGCGCGCGCTGTCTGCGTCGGCGATCACCTCGTCCACCATGTGGTGTGCCAGCTGCTCGCGGGCGAGGTTGTAGCGGGCGAGGCGGGTCGGCGTCGACGTCAGCGCCGCACGCAGGTGCGATGGCGACACGCTCAGGCCGAACAGCTCGGTGATCCACTCGGCGATCTTTGGCAGGGGCTCGCCGGCCATCATGCGGCCCAGCACCTGATCCAGATTGGTCTGCATGTCGTCGGTCAGCACATCGCGCACCGACCCGGCCGGAGTCAGCTCCAGCCAGAAGTTCAGCTTGCCGCGCGGGAACGGCCGATCTGGGTCGTCCTTGCGCCACTCCGACATGCGGTCGACCCACCATGCATCGTCGCGGATCGTGGGCGCGACAGGGCCTGCAGGCTTCTTGACCATCTTGGCCTTCACCTGCTCTGCTAGACCTCGTGCCCACGGTGCGCTCTTCGACATGCCTTCTTGTGCTCGGTGTGAATGCGCCATCCGCCAGCCCTCCACGGGAGACAAGCGCTTTGAGCTGGCGGCGGCGCAAACGAAAAAGCCACCCGGCTGGGTGGCTTTGCTTGATTTGTGGGCGGAATGCCCCGAGCCGCACTCTATAGACGACAGGCCTGGGCTGGTTTTCCGACTGCTGATGCGAGTGCCATGCTGGCTGCCAGGGTGAAGATGCTGCTTGCCGGCGCATGCTCGACCCAGCTCTTGCCCATGCAGATGTCATAGCACCGGCGCCAGGGCACGCCGGTCTCGATGCCGATCGCCTTATAGGTCAGGCCTTCAGCGCGCAGCGCTCGGATGCGCCGCGCCATGTCCATCGACCCGACCACAGTCGACAGCTCGCGGTTGCGCCTGGAGCTGGCCAGGGCTGCTGCTGTGCGCCTACCACCACCGGCCACGATCCACTCGTTGACCTCGCTGGGCGACATGACCTTGAGGTGCGACAGACAGCGAGGGTTGCGGCAGGTTGGCACCACCTTGTCGCCGGGCCGCAGTCGCTTGCCTTGCTGCACCAACAGCCAGCGCCTGACGTTCACCAGCTTCAGCTCGATGGTTGCCACAGGCACGCCGCCACTGTTCATGGCTCGCGTCCACAGTAGGCAGTCGCCGTCTTCCTCGGTGCGCTTGGCGAGCCACTCGCCGAGGATGATCATTGTGATGTCTCCAGCGCCTCGACGATCTCCTCCAGCTCCTCAATGCGACTGCTCTGCATGCTGATGATGCTTTCGCTCTTCTTGTCGGCCAAGACATGCACCGCCACCACGCCGACGACGCCGGCAATCATGCCCCAGGATGCTGGCACCCCAAGCACCCACAGGTGCGCCATCAGGGCCAGCACCGCAACCGTTACTGCGTAATGAGTTCTCACCTGTGTCTCCAGTTAATTCTGACCTGCCTGCGCAGAGGCGCGGCCAGCCTTGAAGCCGCCATTGAATGCGCCGCCAACATCCGGGACGATGGCGCACTCGTCGCACTCTTTCAGGTAGGCGCGAAACGCCCCGCGCTCATCCTCGACGGGCTGCTTGTCGGCTTCGTGGGCGGCGAGGGCTTCGTCGCACGCTTCTGTGTCGGCTGATGGGTTTAGCATCAGCAATTGGCCGCGAATGGACAAGAGTTGCTGCGCCAGCTTCTCGGTGGTTGTGGTCATCGTGCTTGCTCCTTGTCCAGATTCACGCCCCAGGACACGCCCATGAGACGTGCAGCGGCCACATACCCAGCGCGTGCCGCGTTCTTGGTGTTCGTCGGCCAGTTGTACTCAGCCAGCACG